CAGTGCAGGGGGCGCCTAGCGCCAGGGATTTTGGGTTGAAATGTCCGAACTTGGGAAAATTAGGGGAAAAGGGACGGTTTTCGAGTTTTTGCGATTTGTCGAAAGCCAATAGGGACGCGGGTTCTGTGAAGTTCGGACATGGTTTTTTCAGTTCGGACATTTGGGGTGTCCGGGTGGTTTGAGGCATTTTTCAGTCGATGGCTGACAAGAAAATCAAGACGGAGTGGGTGACCGTTTCAGTTGCTGCGGCCCGGTTCGGCGTTGTCGACCGGACCTTTCGCCGCTGGATCGAGCGTGGTTTGCCGATTCAGGCGGCGAGCAAGAATAAGCGCCAGATCGACTGGCACGCGGCGCTGGCATGGTACGTCAAGGATCAGATACCGCCTCCTCCGCCGGTACCGGAGATGCCAGAGTCGCCGGAAGACGAGACGTTCAATCAAGCGGCGTTGCGACGGATGAAGGCCGATGCCGATCTGAAGGAACACGAGCTGGGCGTGCGTCGCAAAACCTACGTGCAGGTTGTGCTGGTCGAGAAGACCATCGGGGATCTGGCGACGCGCATTCGGGCGAAGCTGCTGGCGGTGCCTGGGAAGTTGGCGCCGGAACTCGAGGGGATGGAAAAGGGCGAGATGCAGGAACGTCTCGAAATTGAGATGATCCACATCCTGAGCGAACTGCAGCGGGCTCCGGAGGCGCAAGTTTGAAGCCGCACTTTAGGAAGCAAAGTGAGGGAATGAATGGGGTCGAGACGCTATCGTAAAAATCTAATCTGCCCACGCTGCAAAAAGAAACAGTGGTTTCTCTTGATGCGCGGATACGTTGTGCAGTCCTGGAGCGCAAATCCGGACATGACGCGTTACGAGGGCATGAACCTGTTGTGCGGCCGGTGTTACACGGAGGAGGATAACCGCAATTATAGGAAAACGATGGATTCGTTTCTTCGCGGGGAGAGCCGGATCGCGTCATGAGCACAGCCGGGGTGGGGATGGAGCGGGCCGTGGAGCGGGGGCTGTCGGCGTTTTCTCCGCCGCCGAAGCTGTCGATCTGCGAGTGGGCGGAGGAACACGCGCGGCTGTCGCGGGAATCGTCGGCGGAGCCGGGGCAATATCGCGCGGACAGGGCGCCGTATCAGCGAGGAATCCTGGACGCGATCTGCGACCCGCACATTGAGCGGGTAGTGATTGAGGCCGGCGCGCAAGTCGGCAAAACGCTGATCGAGCTGCTGACGATTGGCTACTACAGCGACCAGGACCCTTCCCCGATTATCTGGATGCAGCCGACGCTGGACATGGCGGAGGCAGTCAGCAAAGATCGGCTGGCGCCGTTCATTCGCGACACGCCGCGGCTGACGGGGATCTTCGCCGATCCGAAAGCCAGAGATTCAGGCTCGACCCTGCTGCATAAGCAGTTCACCGGCGGTCACATCACGCTGGTGGGGGCGAATTCGCCGGCGAGCCTGGCCAGCAGGCCGATCCGGATTGTGCTGCTGGATGAGGTGGACCGTTATCCGATCAGCGCCGGGGCGGAGGGCGACCCGATCACGCTGGTCGTGAAACGCGCGACAACGTTCTGGAATCGCAAGATCGTGATTGCGTCGACGCCGACGGACACAACAAGCCGGATTGACCGGCTGTATGGCGAGAGCGACCAGCGCGTGTACGAGGTTCCGTGCCCGGATTGCGAGACGTATCAGCGAATTCTGTTTGCGCAGGTGAAGTTTCCGAAGGCCAAGGACGGCCAGCCGTTTCGCGGGCCGGTGGAGTATTTGTGCAAGGAATGCGGTGTGCTGATCCCGGAGGCGAAGCGGGTACACATGCTGCGCAAGGGGCGCTGGCGGATCACGCAGCCGGGAAACGGCGATGGCAAGACGGCGGGCTTTCATTTGTCGAGCCTCTATTCGCCATGGCAGCGATGGACGGAGACGGTACAGAAATTTTTGGAAGCGAAGACGACTCCGGAAACGCTGCGGGTGTTTGTGAACACGGAGCTGGGAGAGATATGGCAGGAGTCGCGCGACGCGATCAAAATTGGCCGCGTGCTGGAGCGGCGCGAGGTGTATGCGGCGGCTGCGCCTGCAGGCGTGCTGGTCATCACGAATGGATGCGACGTGCAGAACGATCGCATCGAGGCTTCGCGGTGGGGCTGGGGCAAGAATCAGGAGGGCTGGCTACTCGAGCATCGTGTGTTTCGCGGCAAGCCATCGCTGCCTGCGGTGTGGGAAGAACTGGATGCGTGGCTGCGGGAGCCGGTGGAGCACGAGCTGGGGATCACGCTGCGGTCGATCGCATCGTTTATCGATTCAGGCGGCTTGAGCACGGCGCAAGTCTATCGATTTACCCAGGCGCGGGAGGCACGGTGGATCTGCGCGGTGAAAGGCAAGGGCGGCGTGGGCATTCCGGTGACTGGACGGCCGTCACGCGTGGGAGTGCGCAAGACGCTGCTGTTTACTATCGGCGTGGATCAGGCGAAGGAAAACCTGATGGGACGGCTGCGTGTGGAGAATCCGGGCCCGGCGTACCTGCATTTTCCGCAAGCGGACTGGTGCGACGAGGAATATTTCAAGCAGCTCACGGCGGAGCATCAGGTGCGGCAACGGATCGGGCACATTGAACGGCTGATCTGGAAAAAGCGGCGCGATGGGATGAACAACGAAGCGCTGGATTGCGCGGTGTACGCGATGGCTGCGCTGGACGCTCGGCGGGTCGATTTCGATGCGGTTGAAAAGGCGATGATGGGCGCGGTGCAGCGATTCACGAAACCGCCAGAGCCGAAGAAGCTGATGCCGCGACCGTCGAACTGGATGACTGGATGGAAGAGGTGAGAAATGGGCTGGTCAATCGGGTTTGATGAGAATTGGAATCGGGACATAGGATACGGCGTCCCCGCGTATTGTGATCATCCAGGATGCTATGAGGAAATTGATCGCGGACTCGCCTACGTTTGCGGCGGCGAGCCGTATGGTGGCTCTCGCGGATGCGGATTGTATTTTTGCGATAAGCATCTGTTTATGAGCGCGAAGTTGCCGACGCTCTGTGAGCGCTGTTTGCCGCGGAGGCGCAAGCCGTTTGCGGCGAAGCCCGACCATCCTGAGTGGGTTCAGTTCAAGATGACCGATCCAAGTTGGGCTGAATGGAGAAGCGAGAATCCGGAGTTTGTCGCGCTCAATTTGGTGCGGGTTGAGTAGCGTGCGACGCTGCTTGGGATGACGCTCCCGATTGCGAACAATCAACCGGAACCGGCGACGCTGCGCGCGGGTGATACCTGGAAGTGGCAGCGGGCGTTCGAGGATTATCAGCCGAATGCGGGCTGGACCCTGAGCTATACGCTGAACTGCGCCAAGGGAATTTTCCCTTTTCCCGATGGTTCTGTGACCGCAAGCACGGACGGCGAAAGCTGGCTGGTGAGCGTTCCGGCGTCATCGACAAAGACCTGCGCGGCGCTGCAGGGCTACACCCTGTATGCGCTGCTGAATAACACAGGAACCGGCGAGGCTGAGACTCTTCCCATCCGCAAGGTGACCGTATCGCCTGCGATTGCGGGCGCGACGTTGCCCGTCGACACGCGGACCCACAACGAAATTGTGCTGGGAAATATCGATCTGGCGCTGGAAGGCTGCGACCGTCCTGACGTGATCGAATACACGATCCATGGGCGGACGCTGAAGAGCTATGACCGGCTGGCGCTGGAAAAGCTGCGGGCCATCTATGCATATCGGGTTCGCTGTGAGCGGGTGCGGCGCGGTGAGATTGTGGACCGTCGCCAGATTGGCGTGGCCTTTGTCACTCCGGGAGGCACGTTCTGATGGAGCTGACGCTGCTGAACTTGTCAGAAGCTCGCGCGGCGTTGCCCGTGACGACGAAGCGGGAACTCGACAAAACGATGGGCATGCCTATCGGCGCCGGAACCATGGGCGGATTCCAGGCGGCTCGGATCAATCGGCTGACCGGGGACTGGGCGGCATGGTCCCGTTCGGCGGATCAGGAACTGTTCACGGATCTGCGGATTCTGCGGGCGCGGTCGCGACAGCTGGCGATCAACAATCCGCTGGCGGCGCGGTATCTGCAGTTATTGCGGCAGAATATTGTCGGCCCTGAAGGAATTCTTTTTGCCTCGAAAATTGAGGCTCCCGAGGTGAAGGCGAAACACGTCAAGAAGCCCGCGGTGAATCCGGATGGAACGCCAAAGCTGAATCCTGATGGAACGCCGGCAATGGCGCCGGAGCCGTTGCCGGTTCCGGTGCAGACGGGTCCGATCAACGGAAACAACGTGGAAGCGATCAACGAAACGATCGAGGCCGCGTGGCAGGACTGGTGCAAGCTGGGCAACTGCACCGTCGATGGAAAGCAGACGTTTACCGAGCTGCTGAATGAAATCGTGGAGACGATGGGCCGCGAGGGCGAAGTCGTGATCCGCAAGGTGCGCGGCGGACAGTACAAGAACGGCTTCGCGCTGCAGCTGCTCGATAACGATCAGTTGGACGACACGATGCTGCAACTGCGGGGATTCGGCGGCAACTCTGTGCGCCTGGGCGTGGAAGTGGATGCGCTGGCCAAACCGGTGGCCTATTACCTGTGGGACGGCAATCCTTACGAGAGTTTTTCGGCAACGGTCAGCAAAAAGCGCGTGCCTGCGGATCAGGTGCTGCATGTGTACATCCAGCATCGCGCCGGGCAGTCGCGCGGGTATCCGTGGATTGCGCCGGCAATGTTCGACCTGAAAATGCTGGACGGCTATCTCGAGGCGGAAGTTCTGGCGGCGCGGGTGGGCGCGAATCAGTGCATGCTGCTCGAAAGCGACATGGGCGAAGGCTACACGGGAGCCGGTGACGGTCCGGACGGCGAGGGATATCAAAACGCCGGCGGAACGCAGCAGATGAATTTGGAACCGGCGACGATCAACCAATTGCCGCCGGGGATGCGGGCGGTGCCATTCAAGCCGGAACATCCGGCGGGCGCATTTCCGGCGTTCCTGAAATCTGTGATCCGGTTTATCGCGTCCGGGCTGGGTGTGGCGTACACAACGCTATCGAACGATCTGGAGGGCGTCAGCTATTCCAGCGCGCGTGTGGGCATGCTGGACGAGCGTGATCACTGGAGCACGCTGCAGAAGTTCGTCATTGATCATGTCTGCGTGCCGGTTTTCGAGGAATGGCTGCGGTCGGCGCTGCTGCGCGGCAATTTGAAGGGCGTGCCGGTCAACTTCGATCTGGTGAATCACTGCAAGTGGGAGGGTCGCAGCTGGGATTGGGTGGACCCGCACAAAGATGCGCAAGGCCAGGTGCTGGCGATTCAGAACGGCCTGACGACGCACACCAAGGCGCTGGCGGAGCAGGGAATGGATTTCGAAGCGACGATGAAACAGCTTGCGAAGGAGCACAAGTTCATCGCAGGGCTGGGCCTGAAGCTGGGCACCGACGCGCAAGGCAAGGCGGACAGCGAAGTGAACAATGCGGAACCGTTTGCGGTGCCGAATCCGGGCAAGCCTCCAACGGGACCTGGCGGCGGCGAGGGCGCGGACGATCAGGCGTTTGCAGATGGGAAGAAAAAAGCCCCGTCAGGGGTCTAATTTGGCGCTCTGGCAGGAATGGAGGATAACGCAGCTATGGATGTTTTGACGGAACTGGTCAACGGGGTTGCGTGCAGCCGATTTCTGACTCTGGTGAAACCGGATGCGGCGGCGACGGCGGAAGATCGTTCGGTTCCGATTGCGATTTCTTCTGAGCAGCCGGTGCTGGCTTACAGCCCATCGGGCAAGCACTACATGGAAATTCTCGATCATGGCGCAGGGATGCGGACCGAGCGGCTGGCGAATGGATTGCCGCTGCTGGTGAACCATGACGAGCAGCAGCATGTCGGCATTGTGCTAGGCGCGGCCGTCGGCGATGACAAGGTTCTTCGCGGGATGGCCACATTCGGACGTTCGGCGCTGGCAAGCGAGAAGCTGCAGGACGTTCGCGACGGCATTTTGCGCGGAGCCAGTGTGCGGGCTCGGATGTTCAAGCCGCAGGCTGAGGGCGCGCACGAAAATGGGCTGCCAGTGATTCGGTTTATGGAGTGGGAGCCGCTGGAAGTGTCGCTAGTGCCGTTTGAGGCGGACACGAACGCAGGTGTGATGCGCAGCGCGATTGTTCCGGATGTGACGCTGCCCGCGAAAGAAGTTCCCGCAACTGAGATTATTGCCGTTGTCGAAGTCGCGGCAGAAGAGATTCCCGCAGAAGACGCGGGCAAAACAGCAACACGCACCGTGGAGGTAACACAAATGGAAACTGTCGTCGCTGCACCTACCCCCGAAGCGCTGGAGGTTCAGCGCCGGGCAGAGATCCAAGCCTATGCCGAGCTTGCTCCCGGCGTCGTCACCACCTCTGATGTCAACCTTGCCATTATCAGCAAGCGCAGCGCGGAAGAGTTTCGCGTCGCCCTGGTGACCAAGATGGAAGAGAAGACCCGCGCGGGTCAGGTTGCAACCGCCGGCGAATCGGTCTACAACGCGCTGAACATCAGCGACAAAAAGCACTACAGCGTGCAGCGCGCCTATCGCTATGCGATTTTCAAGGCGAAGGGCACCAAGATCATCAGCGACGACGATTTCACGCTGGAAAAGGAAATCTCCGACGAACTGGAGAAGACCACCAAGCGGGCCGCGGGCGGCGTATTTATTCCGACTGTGACCAAAACGCAGCGTGCCAACACCTACACGGCGGGAGCGCAGACGCAGTTCATCTCGACTGTGACCAGCCCGGACGTCATCAAGTACCTGTACAACCGGGCACGGCTGATGCAGCTGGGCGCGAAACGGCTGGCGGGCATCCAGGGATTGCTGAAGATTCCTGTGATGAACTCGATTTCGACCAGCAACTGGCTGGCAGAAACAGCCGCGGCGACGCCGAGCAATCCTGGCAGCTCCGCATCGGTGGAATTCAAGCCGAACCGGCTGTCGATTCAAGGCATCCTGACGATGGAGTTGCTGGCGCAGACTTCGCCGGACGTGGAAGCCATCCTGATCGCCGATCAGGAAGAAGTGGCTGCCCTGTCGCTCGATTTTGCGGGCATTCAGGGAACGGGAACCGGCAACCAACCGCTGGGCATCCTGAACACAACCGGTGTCGGCTCGGTAGTTTCGAGCGGGCCTGCACTGACCTCTGGCGCGCTGCCTCTCGATTACAACGACATCGTGAAATTCGAGACGCTGATCGCCGTGGCCAACGCGGACAGCGCCAACATGGGCTGGATGCTGACCCCTGAAGTTCGCGCCCTGCTGAAGACCACCCCGAAGATCGGGACAACCTTCCCGGTATTCCTGTGGCCCGACCAGAACGGCCCGCGCGATCCCGATGGGATTGAGCAGGGTCCGATGGGCTACAAGGCCGGCGTGACCAACCAGTTGCCGAAGAACCTGGTCTATGCGACGAAAACCGGGCTGCATGCCGCCATTTTCGGCGACTTCAGCACGGTGATCGTGGGCGACTGGGGAACGATGGATGTCATCGTCGATCCTTACACCAATGCTGGCTCTGGCGAGTACATCATCACGCGCAACGGCCTGTTCGACGTGGAACTTCGCCACCCGCAGAAGCTGGCAGCTTGCTTGACGGTCGCGATTGCCTAACCAAGTTTACAGCGGCTTAAATGCTGCCTCGTGATCCGAGACGTCGGAGCAAGGTGCCGCTGTAATTCAAGATACCCCGCAGCAAACTGACCACCCAAAGGCCCCGGAAGAGAAACCACTTCCGGGGCGCGATGGGAGAAAGAAAAGGATATGCATTACAAAAATGGACGTGAAGCAAAGAACGGCGACAAGGTTGCGCTCCTGCCGACCTATGGTTCTCCTGTAATCGGAATACTGTATGACGCGACGGCGGGGAACGACTATTGCAACGGCAAGATCGCGCCGATTCTCCCGAACGATCCTTGCCCAAACTTAAAGGAGTGTTTGCACCTTGACGACGTGCTCGCGGTGCTTCCAACGGAAGTTCCCGACGGCTCGAAAGCCGTAGCAGAAGAGGCGGTAGGCTAATGGCTTTGATTTCACCCAACGCGCGGCATTTTGTGAAGGTGACGCGAAACATCCTTGTCGATGGCAAGGGAAGGGTTGCTGGAGACGTGGTGGACGTGAACCAGGCGACCAAAGACAAGCTGGTCTCGATGGGCTTGGCGGTCGAGCACACGTCGGCCGTCGAGGACGTGCATCAGGCCATCGAAAAAGCCATCGGCAAGGCGAAGGGCAAGTAATTGGCATTCGGCGACAACGATATCGGCGTGTTCTTCGCGGACTTCAATGACGCGGTTGTATTCGGCGGTCAGGGTCCGGTGAACGGCACGCTGGACAGTCCCTCGGAGATGTTTTCGCATGATGGTCCCGCGGGGATTGAAGAGCAGCAGAAGCTGCTGACGTTACCGACGAACGCATTGAACCCGTTGCCGCTGACGAAGCAGGCCATTGTGGTGAACGGACAGAATTACACTGTGCGCGATCGCCAGTTTCTGGATGATGGGCGGTTGGTGCGGTTGACCCTGAAGGTGGCGTAGTGGCGGATTCGATCCATAAGCGCGTGATGGATGCGGTGCTGGCGGCGTTGGGTGCGCAAGGTGCTCCCGCAGTGGCCTACCGGACACGCACGGAGAGCTTTGCCGCAGCGCAGATGCCGGCGTTCAACGTGTTCCCTACGCAAGGGACTGCTGACGAGGCCGGAAACACCGTCGCGACGCTCGAGCAGCGAGTGAGCTTTGCGGTTGCGGCTTTGGCGTCTGGAACGAGCGATGTGGATGTGACGCTGGATCCGCTGTTCGTCTGGGCGTGGCAGAAGATTTTGGCCGATACGACGCTGGGCGGACTGGTTCTGGATGTGCAGCTGGAGTCGTACCACTGGACGTTTCCGGCGGCTGATACCGATATCGCAAGCTGCACGATGAATTTTGCCGCGCTGGTGACAACACTGCGCGCCGATCCAACAGCCTCCGGGCTGAATCAATAACGAGGTGATGCTATGCCAACATGGACTCCTACACGGCTGATTGGATATAACGCGAAGCTGGCGACGCAAGTCGCCGGCACTCCCCCAACGAATACCGACGTTGCCGGATTGCAGAGCGGCGACTTTAACGCTGCGGTGAAGATGATCGATGTGACCACCGTCGACGACGCGGGCACGGATTTCTTTCTGCCTGGCTCGTTGAGCTGGGGATTTACCGGCAAGTTCGCGCTGATCGCGGGCGACACTACGCAACAGGCGTTGATGACCTCGCTGCTGGCGAAAACGCCGCTGCTGTTTGTGTATTTCCCGATCCAGACGGTCGCAGCCTCGGGAGCGCCCTCGTATGTTGGCCAGTGCTACATCGAGAGCATGAAGCTGGCATCCGGCGGAACGAGCGCGGCGCAGACGCTGGATATCACTTTGAAGGGCATTGGAGCCTTCGCCGAAGTCGCGCAATAGTTCCATCCCTTCTATTGCAGGCCAAAACAGGCGCGCTCTCCTGCCCCGGAGGGTGCGCCGGTTTTGTTTGAGAAGCAGGTCCCTCGGCTTCGCTCGGGATGACAATTTCATTGTCAATTTGTTATGAGCGCCGCGGGATGGGATAAACGGAGCATGAAACTACATCGCACTCCTGTCTTCCTGGAACTGGATCGGCCTCGCCGCATCGTCTTCAACATGCACGTTCGCGCGCAAATGGAGGAGATGGAATCGCGGGGCGAGCTAAACATTTCTGAAATCTTTCAAGAACACGACGGCCAGCGGCGGCTGAACTGGACCCACGCCATGCGGTTTCTCACGGTGGCGCTGCGTGAAGACGCCCATGCGCACGGCGAG